TGGACGAGCAGAAGCGCCAGTCGATTGCCGAAGATCTTGGGGACGACATCCCTTGGTGATGAAATAAGAACGGCCCCGGCGTGGGGAGAAACACGCCGGGGCCTAAACAATCGGAACCGAGAGGAGCAAGTTCCATGCAAACCATACAATCCAAATCAATGAATATCAAGGATGGCGCTGATGTCTGACGTGCGCTTCCTGACGGCTCCCGGCTCCCGCTTCACGCTCATCGACAAGCCCGGACAGACGTACCCCGGCATCACTTGGGGCGACATCGCGCGCTTGGTCGCCAATCCGCAGGCCAAGGAGAAGCAGGACGCCGACTTTTTCATTCCTTCAACTTACCGTGAGCATGACGGCAGATCGCACGAGGCGCAGAGAGAGCGTGGCGCGTACCGCATGCTGGCCCTCGACATCGACCGGGGCAACCCCAGCCTAGACGACGTGCTGGCCGCCGTAGAGGCCGTCTGCGGGCCTGTGAGCCTGCTCGCCTACTCATCCTCGGGGGCAACCCCAGAGAACCGCAAGTGGCGCGTCCTGATCCCTGTTATCGGCGTGCTGACGGGGGCCGAGTACGAGCTGGCGCAGACGGCCCTCTTCGACCTGATGCACCTCAACGGCGTACACCCCGACGGCGCGCTGGCACGCTGCGGTCAGCCGATCTATTTGCCCAACGTGCCGCTGGACAAACGCAACCCGGATCTCAGCCCGATCTTCTACGAGCAGCGCGTCATCCGCGCCAAGACGCTCCGCCTCGACGAGAGCCCGATCCGGCAAGAGATCGACCGCAGGATAGAGCAGTATCGCCTAGCCGCCGAGCAGGCTCAGATCGCCAGCCGAGAGCGTGAGCGGCAGCGTGCCGAGCGCCGGCAGAAGTTCCCAGATCAGGTCAGCCCGGTGGACGCCTTCAACGCCGACCACGCCATCGAGGATCTCTTGCTGCGATACCAGTACGAGCGGCAGGGCGCGTCCAAGCATTACCGTTCTCGGTATCAAACGTCTCCCAGCTTCGCCACGCAGGACTTTTTATCGCATTGGGTAAGCATGTCTGGATCTGACGCGGCCGCCGGCGTCGGTAGGCCGAAGTCTCTGGGCGAGAGCGCATACTGCTGGGGCGACGCCTTCGACCTGTTCGTCCACTACGAACACGACGGAGACTTCGACAAGGCCGTGCGAGCCTACGGTGCCGAGATCAGCCCCGTGGTGGCCTCAGCCAACGACGTGCCGGAGAACGGGCTGGACGACTTCGAATACATCGCACCGCAGGCGGCGCAGGAGGCCCCTGCCAGCGACGACAACGAGTTCCTAGACCTAGACGCCTTCGACGCGCCCGACGCGCCCACGGCGGCCCCGGATTGGCCAACCCTGTTCGACGCCTTCGACGAGGCCAGCATCCCCGTCCGCCGCTGGATCTACGGCACGGCATATTTGCGGAAGTTCACCAGCATGCTGGCAGGGGCTGGCGGCGGCGGGAAAACGTCACAGCAGAGCGCGGAGGGCATCGCCATCGCGACGGGCAGGCCGCTCCTAGGCGAGCCCGTCCATGAGCAGTGCAACGTATGGCTCATCAACCTTGAGGATCCGATGGAGGAAATGCAGCGCCGCATTCTCGCCACAATGAAGTTCTACGGTGTAAAACCTGACGAGGTGCGTGGAAAACTATTCCTAAACGCAGGCCGCGACTTCAGCATGAAGTTCGGCACGCAGACCAAGGACGGCCTGATCCCGAACAAGGCTCTGGTCGATTACATGGTCCAGAAGATCCGTGAGAAGAACATCGGCATGGTCTACATCGACCCGTTCGTGGGCTGCCACAACGCCAACGAGAGCGACAACGTGGCCATGAACGCCGTCGTGGCCGAGATCAGACGCGTGGCCGACGAGACCGACTGCGCCATCTGTCTGGTGCATCACACACGCAAGGCCAACGGGGAGATCGCGGACGTGGACAGCGTGCGCGGAGCCAGCTCCCTGATCGGCGCCGTGCGGTCTGCGCGTGTCATCAACCGCATGACCGAGGACGAGGCTGTGCGCCTCGGCGTTGACCCGTCGGAGGCCAAGTCGATCTTCCGGGTGGACGACGCCAAAGCCAACCTCGCACCCCCAGCCAGCGCGGCCGTCTACCGCAAGATGGTGGGCGTGCAGATCGCCAACGGTGAGTGGGTGGGTGTCTGCACGCCTTACAAGCTGCCGGACGCCTTCGACGGCGTCAGCGGCAAGGATGCGCGCACCATCCAACGGATCGTGGCCAACGCTCTGGAGGACGGCGATCCGTACCGCGAGAGCGTGCAGTCCAAGCGTTGGGTGGGTGTAGCTGTGGGCGACATGCTGGACATCGACATTACCGAGAAGGCCGGCAAGGCGAAGGTGTCGTCCATCGTGAAGACGTGGCTGAAGACGGGCGTGCTGGCCATCGAGCGTGTCACCGACGCGAGGCAGGGGAGGGAGGTGTCCGTCGTCGTGCAGGGGGAATGGATCAGCCATGACGAGGTGTGAGCATTTTATTTGCTCGCACGTGTATTTTCTTGTTGCATCGTACGGTGCAGGCTTTATACCTGTGCCTACGATTTAGCAAACAAGGGAGACCACCATGACCAACTACCAGACCCCGACCGCCGAGACCTACGCGAACCTCGACGCCGCCTTCAACCACTTCAACAAGGAACTGTTCGGCCACCGCCTGCCGTCGGTTCTCTTCACGCTGACCCGCAAGCGCAAGGCTCACGGCTACTTCTGGGCGGAGCAGTTCAAGCACCGCGCCGACGGCGACAACACGCACGAGATCTCGCTGAACCCCGACAGCATGGACCGCACGCTGGACGCCGTCCTGTCCACCCTCGTGCATGAGATGACGCATCTGGAGCAGCAGGAGTACGGCACGCCCGGCTCCAAGGGCAACCACAACAAGGAGTGGGTGGGCCTGATGGAGCGCGTGGGCCTGATCCCCTCAAACACGGGCGAGCCGGGCGGCAAGCAGACGGGGCGCCAGATGACGCACTACGTCGAAGCCGGTGGAGCCTTCGAGGTGTCCATGCACAAGCTGATCGCCGACGGTTTCTCGCTGCCGTACTTCACGCAGCCCCGTGCGGCCGCCGAGAAGAAGAAAGACCTCAGCAAGGTCAAATTTACCTGCCCGTGCTGCGGCGACAAGGCGTGGGCCAAGCACAGCATGCGGCTGGTCTGCGGCGAGTGCGACGAACCCATGATCAGCGAGGAGGTGTGAGATGATCACGATGCAGGCGCAGGTTTCTGTGGACGGAGAGGGCGGCATCCATGAGCGGAACATTGAGGTGTCCCTATACGAGGACGGCTTCTTCATCAGTCAGGGCGAAAACTTGGAGGAAATTAGGGTCATTTTTGTGCAGGGGGGAACCCACGCCCGAGACCTGATAACGGCTATCAAGGCAATGTGCGCGGCTAACGGATGGGAGGTGTGACATGACCATCGCGAGCATCAACGAGGTCAGGCTGAAGGTAATCAGCTCCCACGGGCCGACGGCCGTGGACAGGGGCGAGCAAGAGCGGATTGACGCGTACCGCAGGAGGGCCACTGAGCCGCGCCAGCCCATGAACAAGGTCATGATCACCGACAAGACGGGGATGACGCACGACATCAAGACGGGACGGCCGCCGACGATGAAGGCGGAGGCGAGAGAGGCTTGGCTGCGTGCCCGCGAGGAACTGAGCATCGAGAAGCTCTTCAGGTGACCCCGCAAACCTTCCTCACCTCACGTTCAAAGGTGAGGAAGAGGTGAGGAAAGGTGAGTAAGAACACCCTTCCTCCTCACCCTTCCCCCCTAAAGGGGGGTCAGGGGTGAGGAGACGAAGGTGTTCAGTGTTTGAGGTGAGGTGAGGTGAGTAAACACAACGATGGCCATGAAGGGAGACACACGATGGCGCAGAGACCCACACGTAAAAAAAAGGAAGACCGCATCCTGAGCAAAGGAGCGACGGCGGAGGAGATCAGGGCGGACCTGTCGCTGGCTCCGTTCGATCATGCGGCGAGAGAGATGGACAAGAAGTGGGGCGTGGACAGGTTGCCCGAGTTGGTATCGGCCGAGAGTGCGGCGAAGTGGGGCAAGGCGATGGCTGGCCTGAATGGTGCCATCGACGCGCAGGATGCGGACAAGGTGAAGTTCTGGGTGGAGATATGTTTGAGGGGGATGGCGGCGATGGATGCGGAGGCGGTGGCTCTAGGCAGGCCCGTGTCGGATCCCATGATCTGGGAGCATGAGTACGAGGGGACGGTGTACGGCATCATCGAGGATGGGCGAGAGTGGCCGGCGGCTTATGCCAAGCGTCCCGGCATCGCGATCCACACCATGCGGGAGGTGGCCGTCGCATTGCATGAGCATCGCAACGGGCTGGTGAACGCGGCCAAGCTGGCGTTCCCCGGAGCTGAGGTGAAGTTCGTGCGGAGGAAGCCGAGCGAACTGGATGCGGACTTCGACATGCTGGAGGACTTCTGATGCGCGACTACCTTATCCCAGACGGCAACGTGCAGATCAGCTTCAGCGGTGGCCGCACGTCAGGCTACATGCTGCACCAGATCGCCGAGGCCAACGGCGGCATCCCTGATCGCTGCAAGGTGGTCTTCGCTAACACGGGCCGAGAGATGCCGCAGACACTCGACTTTGTGCAAGAGTGCGGCGACAGGTGGGGCATCCCGATCACATGGGTGGAGGATGCGGCCAGAGGTCATGGTGAGATTTTCGATGTTGTGTCGCACGCGTCAGCCAGCCGAAAGGGTGAGCCGTTCTCTAGGCTGATTGATCGCAAGAAGTCGTGCCCAGATCAGGACAAGAGGTTTTGCACTGAGCATCTGAAGATCCTGCCAGCCCGTCGTTACCTGATGTCTCTTGGGTGGCTGTCTTGGACGAACACCATTGGCATCAGGGCGGATGAGGCAAGGCGTCTTGCGCCATCGCCGGACAAGCGCGTGACGCGGTGGTTCCCATTGGCGGACGCGGGCGTGACCAAGCATGACGTTCTGTGCTTCTGGGTGAAGCAGCCTTTTGACCTGACCGTGCCTCATGGGCTTGGGAATTGCGACGGGTGCTTTCTGAAAAGCGAAGCAACTCTGGCCGCACTGGCGAGGGACTACCCAGATAGGAGCGCGTGGTGGGAGGCGCAGGAGGAAAAGGTGGGCGGGACATTTCGCAAGGATGTCTCACGGTCATCGATCAGAGACTTCGTGGAGCGTCAGGGTGACTGGATATTCGACACCGAGGGCGCGCTTTGTCAAAGGGACGGCGGGGAATGCACAGGATGAGAGAAAAGATCTACATCACGGGGGAGACAAAGTCGGATGCCATTTTCCGCGCGTTAGAGGGCCGCCAGAGGGGTGACCTTGTGGTTTACCATGTGGGACCACACTGCGGCGGAGTACACCGTTTCTCGGCCCTCTCCGCGAGCCAGAGGGGCCTATGCCTGCTGTTCTGCAAGAAGGTGGGTGACGGGGTTTTTGAGTACATGGCGATGAAGCGGGGGTGATTGGTATGGAGATGGTATGGTTTGTGAGAGGGGTGGGAAAGCGATGGGAAAGCGCCCCGAGAGACACGCCGCCTCGCGCGCAGGCGGGCGACCGGGGCGGTCGGATGGGGTATCCTGATACCTCACCGATGCAGCGTACGACGCACCGATCTGGACCTATCGGGCCGATATCGGGCCGCATAATGTTATCGTTGGGGCGGCGCACAGCTAACCCATTGATAACACACGCTTATGCATCATGCTGCATATGACATAATGGAGATTATCGGACTTTCGCGTTATGGCGGCCCCGTTCGGCTGGGTTCGCGCCGAGGCCCCCCCCGGTCTAGGGGGTTAACCGGGGGCGGCTGCTGCTGCACCCCCACACACATCCAGCCACCACTCTCACAAAAGCCAACCCCCACCCCATCCCATAAAGTTAACCTCCTTGAAAAATTTTTGAAAATTCTGCTAAAAATGGCTGCAGAGAGAGATCGGGAGACGCACGATGGCAGGCAAAGCCTTACGCAAGAAGCTGCTCGCAGAGATTGACGGGCGCGGCGGCCCAGAGTGGCTGCAGGATTACATCGCCGAGGGCGGCAAGATATCGGATCTGGCGACAGAGTTGGGCTGCAGCCGCAGCTACCTGAGCCGCCACCTGAATGCCCACCCAGATTACAAGGCCGTTATCCTAGAGGCCCGCAGCGAGTACGCGGACAAGCTGGCGGATGAAGCCCTCGACATCGCCGACGGCATGGCCGAGACGCAGAGTGTCACGCGTGAGCAGATCGCGGTGGCCAAGGAGCGCATCGACGTCCGCAAGTGGCTGGCTGCCGTCAACGACCCGAACCGCTTCCGTCAGAACAACAACGGCCCCAACGTGACCATCAACGTGAACCAGTTGCATCTGGAGGCCCTCAAGAAGCACCGCGACGGCGGCATCGTGATCGACGCGACCGTCAACCCCGTCGAGCGTGACGGTGGCGAGGAATGAGCGCCAAGAACCCCTTTGAGGAGATGATCGTACGGTACGGTACGACGGAAGACGGACCCGGAATGTTCGTCCGCGAAATCCTCGGCGCGGAGCCGGAGCCGTATCAGGATGATCTTCTCAAGGCCGTCGGCCGTGGAGAGCGCAAGATCTCGGTCAGGTCGGGACACGGCACGGGTAAGTCGACGACCCTGAGCTGGTCCATGCTGTGGTTTGTCTTGTTCCGCTTCCCGAACAAGGTCGTCGTCACGGCGCCCACGACGGCCCAGTTGTACGACGCGCTCTTCGCCGAATTGAAGAGGTGGATCGGAGAGCTGCCGGAGGCCCTGCAGGTTTTGCTGGAGGTGAAGACGGACCGCGTGGAGCTGATCGCGGCCGCCTCGGAGGCCTTCATCTCGGCGAGGACGTCAAGGGCCGAGCAGCCCGAAGCTCTGGCCGGCGTTCACTCGGACAACGTCATGCTGGTGGTCGATGAGGCCAGCGGCGTGCCGGAGCAGGTCTTCGAGGCCGCCTCGGGCTCGATGTCGGGGCACAGCGCCATCACGATCTTGGCCGGCAACCCGACGCGGACGAGCGGCACGTTTTTCGAGACGCACAACCGTCTGGCGCAGCATTGGCACACGCTGCATTGGAGCTGCATCGAGAGTAAGCGCGTGTCGCGTGAGTTCATCGAGGAGATGAGGACGCGATACGGGGAAGACAGCAACGCGTACCGCATCCGCGTGCTGGGCGAGTTCCCCCTCGGCGACGACGACACGATCATACCCCTGCATCTGGCGGAGGCTGCCGTCGAGCGGGACGTGGTCGTCTCGTCCAACATACGCCCCGTCTGGTCTCTGGACGTCGCCCGCTTCGGCAGCGACAGGACGGTCTTGGTGCGCCGCACGGGCAACGTCATCACCGACATCGAGGCTTGGCAGGGTCTGGACCTCATGGCCACGACGGGACGCGTGAAGGCGTACTACGACGCGCTTTTGCCCAACCAGAAGCCGACAGAGATCTTGGTGGACAGCATCGGCCTCGGGTCGGGCGTCGTGGACCGCATGCGCGAGTTGAGCATGCCCGTCAGGGGCATCAACGTCTCGGAGGCTCCCGCCTTCGGCAACACGTACGCCAATCTGCGGACGGAGTTGATCTTCCGCGTGCGTGGTTGGCTGGAGCAGCGCACGGCGAGGCTGCCGAAGAACCCGGCCCTGTTGGCGGAGCTGACGTCGATCCGCTACAGCTTCGGATCCACGGGCAAGGTGAAGGCGGAAAGCAAGGATGACATGCGGCGGCGCGGGCTACGGTCTCCCGACTTGGCCGACGCCATCTTCCTCAGTTTCGCGGGTGACGCCGCGACGGCCTTGGGCACGCCGACGGCCAACTGGTCGAGGCCCATCCGGCGCGGATTGAAGGGCGTGGCGTGACGATATAGCCAAGGCGCGGGTGATCTGGTAACATGCCCGCGAATGTGGGGGCACTTATGCAAGATAAACGCTTTCTTGGCCTGATGGACATGATCGACGGCGGCGGTATGGGCCGCTCGGGGCAAACCTTTGAGGGTGGCTTCCTGTCGTCGTTTCTGAATGATCTCGGCATCCGCCCGATGGGGTACATGGACCGTCTGGAAGAGGCTCGGCCGATGCCCCGCCCGAGGCCTGTGTCTCGCCCGATGCAGCCGATGGCACCTCCGCCGAACCCCTACGCGCCGGGTGCCATCACGACCACGACCCTGCCTCCTGTGGGACAGATGTCGGACGAGGCGCTGATGAAGATCATTTACGACGCCATGATGCGCGCTCAGACCGGGCAGCGGCGGTAAGGAGAGAGACATGGCGATTGTAGACGAAGCGGCAAAGACCCTTGATCTGATCCTTACTGGCGGGAAAAAGGCGGCGAAGGGTGCAAAGGGTGCCAAAAAGGCGGCTTCCCCGCTAAAGGGCGCCAAGCCGGGCCAAGAGCTGGATCTTGGTGGGATGAAGATCCCGCCGCCGCGACAAGGCCCGCTTGCGGTCGATAGCACGCTTGGCTTGCCTGAAGACATGCAAATGCCAGTTTCTTTCAATGGGAAGGATGTCGCAGACTTTGAGCCGGAAGATTGGGGCAACTTTGGGCGTCAGTATGGCGTCGAAAACCTTGGCCCGCTGTCAACTGAGCAGTGGCGCAAAAACCTTAAAACGGTCAAAACGGCAAGCGGGCGGGAGGTTACGATCCCCGGCGGCGATGAGCCATTTACCTATTATGACCTGCTGCATCTGAAATCGCAGGGGATCAATCCAAACGACCTGCCTCCTGAGCTTCATCGGTCTGTCCATAATCGGATGGTCTCGGCAATGGGGCGCGGGTTGCTGTCTGACGAGCGGATCACCAACCAGTTGCTGTTCGGTCTCATCTCGCCAAACCAGCCTCTGACGCCAAACGAATTGGCGCTTCAGCGGGCAATGGTGAAGGGTCCGCAGGATCTTAAAGCGTGGAACGAAATGGTTCCATACGATTACAGGACAGGGATCCCGGAGAAGCCTGAGCGCGATGTCATGTCGCGCGAGATCACAAGGCGACTGGGCCTGCATGCTGCGGAGCGTGGTGGCATTGGCGCGTCAGGATCCGCAAATTACACTGACCTTGCTGAGATGACGCAAAAGATGCGTGACCGGCCTGATTTTTATCGCTTCAACCCGACAGACAACACGATGGGCGGCATGTCGGACAGCGAAAAATGGGCAACTTTTGTCACGCGCGTCATGAACGAAACACGCGGCCTTAAAGCAAAGACTGGATCTCTCGGGACCGTGTGGCAGGATCCAGAAAATGCCGCCATTTCTGCGATTGACCGCCACATGGCGACACTGTTCCGCAATGATATGTTCCCTGACGCCCAGACGCAGGCCGCATGGGAGCAAAGCCTGATCGGCAGGTACAACATGGAGCGGCCAGACGCAAAGGTGTCCACGATTGACGAGCTGCAGGCAGCTCCCGGCGGCCGAGGAATGTTTGTTGATGCCGCGCTTGCATATGTAAACAACCTCCCGTCCGCTAAGACGCGCGTCAAGAAGACTGGCGAGTTTAACGAGCGCATCCCCGAGGCCATCCGCGAGACCAATTGGATTAGTGGTGAGCCGACGGACATGGAAATGATCCAAGGGCCTTACGTCAGGGCGCTTGAGGCCAATCAGGCTCGCGCATCTCAGGATGGGCAGGGTCTGTTCTCAAGCCAGTGGATGCTTTGGGACCGCATTAGAAACCGCCTTGAGCCGCATGAGGTCCTGTTTCCGGGGCTGGAAAAGCTCCCACGCATGAATATGGACCAAATGCGCCGGGTTCGTCAGGAACACTCAGACGCGGGTTACATGGCGGCAGAAGGCGGTGTAAAGCCGATCCAGAACCCGTCAAGGGCTGCCTACTTCAGCCTCGCGCCGCTTGCTGGATTGGGGCTTTTGGGCATGACGCCAGAAGAGCAAAACGCCATGAAGCCGGGTCCGCGCAAGGGAAAGAAGCCGGGGGCTTAATGTGGAAAAAGCAACGCTTGAAATCATAAACAACGT